GCCTGCGCGGTCTCGATGTCTACGGCACGCCGCTGTGGTCGTTCGGCTGGCTGGTGCACCAGCACAAAGCCAAGTCGGGCTATATCGCTCGCTCTGGCCTGCACCGCGTCTTGTCCTGGCCCTACCTGTTCAAGAACTACGGGGTGCGCGACCTGGCAGAGTTCCTGGAGATCTACGGGCTGCCGCTGCGGGTGGGCAAATACCCCAGCGGTGCCACCGACGATGAGAAGCGCACGCTGCTGCGGGCGGTCGCCAACATTGGCCACAACGCGGCCGGCATCATCCCGGAGGAGATGAAGATCGACTTTCAGGAGGCCGCCAAGGGCACCGACGCGGTCCATCTGTCCATGATCAACTACATGGAGCGCTGTCAGTCCAAGGCCATCCTGGGTGGCACGCTGACCAGCCAGGCGGACGGCAAGTCGTCGACGCACGCCCTGGGCAACGTCCACAACGAAGTGCGGCATGACCTGATGGTGTCGGACGCGCGCCAGCTCGGCACCACACTCACGCGGGGCCTGGTTTATTCGATGATGGCGCTCAATATGAGCGATGTCGATCCGCGTCGGCTGCCGCAGGTGGTCTTCGAGACGCGTGAGCCCGAGGACATGAAGCTCTACGCCGAGTCGTTGCCGAAGCTGGTGGGCATGGGTATGCCGATCCCGGTCGACTGGGCGCGAGAGAAGCTGTCGATTCCCGCCGCGAAGGATGGCGACAAGCTGCTGACGGTGCCGCAGCCGCTGATGTCGCTGCCGCCGGAGTTCCGCCCCCTGCAGGAGCCGACCAGCACCGTCCCGGACAAAGCGGCACGCCTGACGTACCGGGCGGTGCTGACCAACGCTCGCGGCGAGGTGATCTACCCCGACCAGCACGCGCTCGACCAGGCGGTGGACGGGCTGCCGGCGGCCACGATCGGCGCCGGCGTCGACAAGCTGCTCGCACCGGTGATCGCCGCGATCAAGGGCGGCCAGAGCCCGGACGAGGCCATCGAGGCACTTCTCGCAGCCCAGCCGGACATGACTGAGGCCCAGATCGCCGAGCTGCTCGCGCGTGCCATGTTTGTCGCCGACATCTGGGGGCGCTTGAATGGAGCCGGTTGACCTGCTGTACGCGATCGGCCTGCCGCCCGAGGAAGCGATCAAGTTCTTCGAATCCAAGGGCTACAAGATCAGTTGGCGCTGGCAGGACACCTGGGCAGAGGCCAACGCCCGTGCTTTCACGGTGGCCGGCGTCATGAAGGTCGACGTGCTGCAGGACATCCGCGCGGCGCTCACCGATGCGTTAAAGAACGGCAAGACGCTGCAGCAGTTCAAGAACGAGCTGATCCCAACCCTGCAGAAGAAGGGCTGGATGGGGCGTGGCGACGTAGTCGACCAGGACACGGGCGAGGTGCAGGGCCGCAAGCTGGTGCCGCGCCGGCTCGATACCATCTTCCGCACCAACATGCAGTCGTCCTATATGGCCGGCCGCTTCAAGACGCAGATGGAACAGGTCGACACGCGGCCGTTCTGGGAATATGTCGCCGTCCTGGACAACCGCACGCGCCCGGCCCACGCGGCGCTGTCGGGCTCCATCTACCGCTACGACGACCCGTTCTGGTCGACCTTCTACCCGCCCAACGGTTACCACTGCCGCTGCCGCGTACGCACTCGCAGCCGGGGCGATGTGGATCGCAACGACCTGGCGCCGCGCTCCAGCGCCGGCCGCCTAGAGGAGATCGAGCAGCCGGTCGGCAAGGATGGGGAGACCCGGCCGGCGATCGCCTACCGTGATCCAGGCAGCGGCAAGCGCATCGCGCCGGACCCGGGCTTTGGCTTCAACCCGGGCAAGGAATGGCAGCGCCCCTTTACGCCGCCGCCGCTGGACAACCTGCCCCAGACGTTCCCGCACGGTGTCGATCTGCCCGAGCTGCCGGTGCCGACCCGGGTGTCGGCATCTAGCCTGCTGCCGGCTGGCCAGGCGCCCCAGGTCTATGCTGCGTCGTTCCTGCAGGAGTTCGACTTGAGGCCCGGCGAGACCCATGTGTTCGAGGACGTGGCGCATGGGCCGCTTGTCTTGTCCGAGGATCTGTTCAAGGCCGGCGATGGCACCTGGAAGGCGGATAAGGCTGGGCGCGGCCCGTACATGAAGCTGCTGGCCGACGCGGTTAAGACACCCGACGAAATCTGGCTGCGCTGGGAAGAGCGGCGCGACGAGCCCGGCAAGTGGCTGCTCAAGCGCCGCTACATCAAATCCTGGGAAGTTGAGGGTGCTGGGAAAGACAGCCAGCAATATGGGCTGAGCGTCTTCGAGCTGGGCCAGGACGGCTGGACGGGGTCGACCACCATGATGGCCAACATCCACCGTGGCCCGGAAGCCAGGCGCCGGTACATCGAGCACCAGCGGGACGGCTTCCTGCTGTACCGCAAATGAAGAGGCCCACCGCGCCGACTCACGGTGGGCCACTGTGCAGTTCCTTTGGTCGCGTCAGTCGGGAGCTTGTGCGACTGCAATCAGTGTGGATTGGAGTATAGCCCATGATCGAGATCCAGATCGACGACACCCAGTTCGCCCAATCGCTGCGGCGCCTGGTGCGCGCGACCAGCAACGCCAGGCCCATCATGCGGGAGGTATCCGGAATCCTGGCCGATGCAGTGGAAGAGAACTTCAAACGCGAGGGGCGCCCGAAGTGGCTGGGCCTCAAGCCCTCGACGCTGGCCGGCCGCGTTGGAAACCAGCTCAAGCCGGGGCGCGGCATCATGAAGTCCGGCGCCTGGAGCCTGGCGGTCGGGCAGCGGGTCGCTGCCAATATCAAGATCCTGCAGCGCTCGGGTCGCCTGGCCGCGAGCATCACGCAGGCGTGGGACGCTGACACCGCCCAGGTCGGCACCAATCTTGTCTATGCGGCCATCCAGAACAACGGTGGCCAGACCAAGGCGCACACCATTGTGCCGAGGAACGGGAAGGCGCTACATTTCAACGGTATCTTCGCCAAGAAGGTGAACCACCCCGGCTCCAAAATCCCAGCGCGACCGTTCCTGACGATCACCGATGGTGACGGCCTGGAGATCGAGGGAGCCGTGGCGAACTACCTGCGCAAGATCGTTGGATAGCGAAAACGGTTAAAACCGCGCAGGAGCGATTTTTTCGACCCAGGTGGCTGCCATGGCACAGGGAGGGGCGTAAAAGTCGCGCCACGGGCGTTAAAACATAGGTTAAACCCGATCCAAGATTGCACGGGTGTGTGCGCATCCGGACACACGGGTAAATTTCCCCCACCTTCGCTCCCCCAGTTGGCCGTTCTCCACGGCCCGACATCGCCACCCGGCGATGCCGCACCGGCACCGCGTCACTCCCGCACGCGGTAGACCCTTCCACCTGACACCCTTCCACTGATTGCGTTTGACGCCGCTCGCAAGAATGGCGTCATGCCTATCCAACGCACCGCGCTCGCCGCGCTCACCGTCGAAATCACCGATCGCTCCGGCAAGTCGATCCAGCTGCTGCCGGCTGGCGAGTTCTCGGCGCGCGACGGCCGTCCTGCATCCATTGATGGGTGCACGGCCAAGTCGTGGGTGTGCGGTGCGGCGCAGGCGCAGTCGGTAATCGCATTGGCTGCAGCTCAGGCCAATCCGATGGTGATCGACTACGAGCACCAGACGCTGAACAGCGCACAGAACGGGCAGCCGGCGCCGGCGTCCGGCTGGTTCAAGAACCTGGAATGGCGCGAGGGCGAAGGGCTCTTTGCCACGGACGTGGACTGGACGCCAGCTGCGGCCCGCTCGATCGCGGAGAAGGAATACCGCTACATCTCCCCGGTCTTCGAATTCGACCCGAACACGGGCGAAGTGCAGCGCATGCATATGGCAGCGCTCACCAACAACCCCGGACTGGACGGCATGAAGGCCGTCGCGCTGTCCGCTTTCACTTTTCAACCACAGGAGCCGCAGATGAACAAGCTGCTGCAGGCCCTGCTCACGGCCCTCGGGCTGACCGAGCAGACGCCTGATGACCAAGCCGTCGCCGCGCTGAACGCGCATCTGGCGCTGGCCAAGAGCAACGCCGACCAGGTCGTCGCGCTCACGGCCGAGCGCGCGAACAAGGATGCGCAGATCGTAGCGCTGACGGCATCGGCCGGCACGCCCGACCCGGCCCGGTATGTGCCGATCGCGGTCGTCACCGGCATGCAGACCCAACTGGCAGCCCTGACGGCCCAGGTCGCCGGCCGCGAGGTCGACGAGCTGGTGACGGCGGCACTGGCCAACGGCCAACTGCTGGCACCCCAGGAAACCTGGGCGCGCGAGCTGGGCAAGAACAACCTGGCTGCGCTCAAGAGCTTCATCGCTACAGCACCCAAGATCGCTGCGCTCTCGGGCACGCAAACGCGTGGCCAGGAGCCAGGCGCTGGCGCTGCGGGTGCTCAGCAGCTCGACGCCACCACCCTCGCGGTGTGCCGCCAGATGGGCATTGACCCGACGGCTGTCGCCAAAACCAAAGGAGCCGCGCAATGACCGCAGCCACCGCTGACCGCAACACCGAGATGCGCGACGGCCAGACCATCGCCGTGCCCGTCGCCGCAGGCCAGCTCATCCACATCGGGGTGCTGGTGGCCGCCAATCCGAACGGCCTGGCTCTCGAAGGCAAGACCGAAGCCGACCTGACCTACCTCGGCCGCTCGGAGCAGTACGTCGACAACACCGCCGGCGCCGATGGAGCCGTGACGGTCCAGGTTCGTCGCGGCAAGGCCTTCAAGTGGGCCAACGCGGCTGACGATGCGGTGACGCAGGCGAGCCTCGGCAAGCCGTGCTTCATCGAAGACAACCAGACCGTGGCCAAAACCAACGGCAACAACACCCGCGCGCAAGCCGGCATCGTCCTCGGTGTCGATGCCTCTGGCGTGTGGGTTCTCTAATAAGGAGCAGCTCCGATGCTGGTCAATAGCGAAGCCATCCAGGCCATCTTCTGGAACCTGAAGACGACCTTTAACAACGCCTTCGACGCGGCGCCGTCCACCTGGCAGGAGATCGGCATGCTGGTGCCGTCGTCGTCCCGCGAGAATATCTACGCCTGGCTCGACCGCTTCCCCAAGATGCAGAAGTGGATCGGCGAGAAGGATGTTAAGGCGCTCAAGGCCCACGGTTACACCGTCGTCAACGACGACTTCGAAGCCACCGTCGAAGTCGATCGCAACGACATCGAGGACGACAACCTGGGCATCTACGCGCCGCAGGCCCAGAGCGCAGGTTTCTCGGCCAAGCAGTTGCCGGACGAGATCATCTACGACCTGGTCAACAACGGGTTTAACAACGCCTGCTACGACGGCCAAGCGTTCTTCAGCAACGCCCACATCGTGCGTCAGCAGGCGGTGTCCAACCTGACCAACCTGCCGCTGACGATCGCTGGGCAGCACGCTGCAATGCAGACCTACGGTGTCACCCGCACGGCCATGCGCAAGATCACCGACGAGGACGGCCGCCCGCTCGGCGTGGCGCCCAACGTCCTGCTGGTGCCGCCCGCACTGGAAGACATCGCCAACGCGCTGATGACCAATGAGCGTCTGAACGATGGCATGCCGAACCCGTACAAGAACACCGCCAAGGTGGTCTGCGACGCGCGCCTGCTGTCCGATACGGCTTGGTATCTGCTCGACACCACGAAGCCCGTGCGGCCGTTCGTCTACCAGGAACGCAAGGCCCCGGTGTTCGTTGCCCAGGTCGACCCGGAAGCCGAAGACGTCTTCATGCGCAAGAAGTTCAAGTTCGGCGCGGAAGCCCGAGCAGCCGGCGGCTACGGCTTCTGGCAGCTCGCCTCCGGCTCGACTGGCACCGGCGCCGTTCCGGCCTAACGGGATACCTCCCCCCGCGAAACTGCCGCGCGATGGCCATGAAGCGCGGAGGAAGACCGTCCTCGACCCATGGCCCCAGTTGGGTCGAGGTGCTGAATTCCCCAACCGGAGAACGTGATGCCCAATGTGGCAGATATCAAAGTGCTGCGCGTAAGCGCCAAGGCCGAAGGCTACCGCCGCGAGGGCCTGAAATTTGGCGCGGCCACGGTCAATGTGCCGGCCTCGCTGCTGTCGCACAACCAGATCCATCGGCTCATGCACGACCCGATGCTGAACTGCGAGGCTTTGACCGAAGAACCCGAACCGTTCATTTCGGCACCGGATTTGGCCGCGCTGCGCGTCCAGGCGGCGATCGGCGAAGCATTCCTGGCCAAGGTGCCGGCGGACTTCGTCAGCGTCGAGTGCCCGTCCGAGTATGTGACTCACCTGCAGGACCAGGTCCACGAGCTGGAGCTGGCTGCGCAGGCTTCCAAGACGGCCGCGCATGAGGCCAAACCGCCCACGGCCGCAAATCACGGGCAAAAGCCGAAGAACCAGGGTAGCAAGTAAGCCATGGCCTACGCCTCTTCCGACGACATGGTGAACCGCTTCGGGGAGCTGGAAGTCATCCAGATCTCCGATCGCGCCGGCACCGGCCAGATCGATACGACCGTCGTTGGCAACGCCTTGGACGATGCCAGCGCCGAGATCGATACGTACCTGGCTGGCCGCTATACGCTG